ATGCAGGGGCGCAAGAAATCATGCAACGTATTCGCTATGCTTATGAAAATTGCCCTATGCACATCAAAGCAGGTGTGGCGACATACAACAAGGGTAGTTTATTCTTTGATAATGGTAGCCGTATCGTATCAGCCACGACAACTGAAAATACTGGTCGTGGTATGTCTATCACGTTGTTATACCTTGACGAATTCGCATTCGTAAGGCCAACAATCGCTGAACAGTTCTGGACATCAATTACTCCCACTCTAGCAACTGGTGGTAAGGCTATCATTACATCAACTCCTAACAGTGACGAAGATCAGTTCGCATTGATATGGAAAGGTGCAAATAAAACTGAAGATGAATTTGGCAATAAAACAGATGTAGGCAAGAACGGTTTTAAAGCATATAGAGCATACTGGCATGAACAGCCCGGTCGTGATGAAAAGTGGGCTGAAGAGATGAAGAACCAGTTAGGACTAGATCGTTTCAACCGTGAAATTGGTTGCGAATTTATTATCGCAGATGAGACATTAATCAATCCTAATACACTTATAATGTTAGAGGGACAAGAACCTATAGACCGTATGGGACAAGTACGTTGGTACAAGAAACCTACAAAGGGTAACATCTATGTAGTAGGACTTGATCCAAGTCTTGGTACTGGCGGCGACCCTGCCGCTATACAGATTTTTGAAGCAAATACTACTGAACAAATTGGCGAATGGAAACATAATAAAACAGAAATTCCACAACAGATTAAATTATTAGCAGATATTAATAGATATATTGTTGAACATACTAATGAACCTAACAGTCTTTACTATAGTTTGGAAAATAATAGTATCGGAGAAGCAGCATTGATTTCTCTTAAAGAATTCGGGGAAAGTAACATACCCGGTATTTTCTTTAGCGAAAGAGGAAAGAAACGTAAAGGCTTTAATACTACGCATAAGGTTAAACTAACCGCATGCGCTAAGTTTAAAACCCTTTTAGAAAGTAAGAAGTTGAAAATTCATAGTCGCCCACTAATATCAGAACTTAAGACATTTGTTGCCCTAGGTGGCAGTTATAGTGCTAAGATAGGGGAAACCGATGATCTAATTATGGCTACATTATTAACAATCAGAATGTTGCAGGAACTAACAGATTTCCACTTTGACCTAGAAAATCAGATGCGCGACCATGAGGAAATGATACAACCATTGCCCTTCTTTGCTGTATTAAGTTAGGATCCTAGGACTAAATATAATTATGCCGGTAAATACTAAAACACTTAACACCAATTTGTATGATAAATTGGATAAAGTTGACAATCTTAACCCTAAGGCTTTAGACTATAAGGGAGATAAGACATCTGACGTAGAAAATAGTGATATTTTTCTATTCGACTATGTTGATAAAGATGGACAAAAAATCGCAAATGCCTGGATGACAGTCGAGGGCGATACTTTAGTATTTTACGCTACAGAAGAAATTCCTAAAGATAAACATTTTCAGCATTTCGTTAAGAACTGGAGTACTTGGGCAAGAAGTAAACGTTTGAAATGGAAAGTTGATAATAGAAGCAGAGTTAAACATGACATGGATAAGAGGGGCAAAATGAAAAAGCAAGAACCAATCAGTGAGGGTTACTACCCATTAGGTAAAAAGGCAAGCGTTAGCGATAATGTTCCTACAGTAAAAATACTTATCCAGCATACTCGCCAGATTGAAGAAGGTGAGCAACGTTTCCGTAATATTGCCAAAATCTTTGTTGAAAATGCTAATGGTGAAAAATTCTTATTGCCAACTATTCGCCCAGGTCTAGCCCGTGTTTATGCCCGTCACGTAGCAGAAGGTGGTACACCTTATGATGATAAGGGTAAGCACATCACAACATTAGTAGAAGAGTATAGCAAGATGGCAGGATTCGTTCGCGCCACTCGCAATGGACAATTTAACGAATCAGCACAAAAATTAGTTAATGAAGGTATAAACCATTATAATAACTTGCGCGAAACACTAACACGCATGACAAGTCATCGTGGCTATCAAAAATACTTTGAAAGTTACACACCAGTACTAAATGAAGAATCAGACGATACTACCAATTTAAATGAATTGTTTGTACAAGAAACATTAGACCCACGCATTGAAAGTGTAATGCCAATATTAAACAGACTATCAAAGAACATAACTGAGATGAGTGCTGTAAAAGAATTAGAAGAATGGGCAGAGTCAATCACAGAAGTTGAAGATGAAACAACAAAGACATTAGCAGAACCTGCAGTTGATGAACTTAATGAAATTGGTATAGGTACACTTTATCAAACAAAGTATGCGGCACACCAAAGAATAAAAGCATTCAAAGCAGAAATAGAAAAATTAAAGAAATTAAATAGTCCTGAAGCACAAGAAAAAATATCTAAGTATGAAAAGGCAATTAAACATTATGATAGCCTTATTGATAAAGCAAACATGCACCCAGAAAAAATGGGTATGAAATTAAGAGCAAAGGCTTTAGGCGATAAAATGCCTGCAAGATTAAAACAGGTTGCAGAGGCTCCTGGTGCAGAAACATTGGCTCATAATCAAGATACAGAAAAATCAAATTTAAAAGCATTTGGTTTAGCAGAAGGATTCGCAAATCCTGAAGAGGCTGCCGATGAAGTTATGTTAAGCATGGGCGGAGCAGGAAAAATTACACGTAATGATATTGAAGATGCTGTAATACAATTACAACAAGAAATGGATGATCCATATAAACTAGATGTTAACGAAGTTGTTGATATAGTAATCGGCAGACTACAACAAAAAGGTATTAATGTTCCAGACGTTAATGAAGGTTTGGATAAAAATCAAATAGCAGCAGGACAATTGGGCCCAACTGAAAAAGTAGGACCAGAAGGCGCCGTAGGTAAATTAGTAGGCGCAAGTGAAAGTGTTGAGACTGATGATCTCAACCGTATTAAAGAAATGATAGGATACAAATAACATGCCATCAAAATTCGCAATTCCAAATCAAATAGCAAAAAGCCTAGGTGCTCAAAGATTACCAGTCAAAAAGGTAACTACCCCACCTAGACCACCCGCTCCGCAAGTAACTGTTCCAACACCAACAGTACCACCTGCTCAAACAACTATAGGCATTGAGCCTAGTGTTAATACTGGAGCGTCAGCATCAACTGACATTCCTCAACCCGGGGAACCTGTAGTCCCAACTGAATATCCGTTAATTGCTGTCCCTCCAATACCCGGTAGACGCGGAAAAGTAAGAACAGTTCCATCAGCACAAGAGACTGTACCAACTAGTGGTGTTATCGTACCAACTACACCAGATGGCATTAATCCAAGTGTGGGCAGAAGCCCAGAATCTGGTGGAGGTGGCGGTGGAAGATTCGAATTCCAAGAATTTACAGCACAAGTATTTTAATATCTTTGGGTAAAAAGATATATTTTTTACACACTGACTGGTGATATATATTATTGACACGCTGTGATATTCGTGTAGAATAACATAGTGTGTCAAGTTGTCTCCGACAACTCGACTTTTAAAACACATTTAGGCTCAACTTAGGCATTTACAAAAGGAGATTATACTATGGCAAGTCTAGCAGATATCCGTGCCCGTATCGCGGCACAAGAAAATAAAACAGCAGGTAAGGGTCAACGTACCCAATCAGATAACGCAATCTATCCACACTGGAACATGGGCGAAGGCACTACAGCCACGATTCGTTTTCTTCCAGACGCAGATAGTAGCAATACTTTCTTCTGGGTAGAACGTCAAATCATCAAACTCCCATTCAATGGTGTAGTTGGTGATCCAAGCATGAAGCAAGTAGTTGTACAGGTCCCGTGCGTTGAAATGTATGGTGACAATTGTCCTATCTTGGCAGAAGTTCGTCCTTGGTACAAGGATGATACGCTCAAGGAAATGGCAAACAAGTATTGGAAAAAGCGTAGTTATATCTTCCAGGGTTTTGTTCGTCAGAATCCACTAGGTGATGATGTAACGCCAGCCAATCCAATTCGTCGTTTCATTATTAGCCCACAGATTTTCACTATCATTAAGAGTTCGTTGATGGATGTTGAAATGGAAAACATCCCAACTGATTATGTTAATGGTATTGACTTTAACGTTAAAAAGACTAGCAAGGGTGGCTATGCTGATTATTCAACTAGTAACTGGGCTCGTAAAGAGACTCCGCTTACTGAGGCTGAACAGGCTGCTATCGAAGCACATGGTCTATTCAATCTCAAGGATTTCTTGCCCAAGAAGCCTAGCGAGAGTGAATTGCGTGTAATTAAAGAAATGTTTGAAGCCAGCGTTGATGGTAAACCCTATGATGCAAACAAGTGGGGTGCTTACTATCGTCCATATGGTGTTGATGCACCTGCTGGTGTAACACAGGTTATTGAATCAACTTCAGCACCATCCAAGAAGGCAAGTGTAGATGGTCATGGTGATGTACATGAATCTGAAGAAGAACCGGTAAAGGCAAGCGAACCAGTAGTGGTACCTAAGAGTACTTCAAGTGATAAGGCACAAGACATTTTAGCGATGATTCGTGCCCGTCAACAGAAGGCGTAAGATGTTTGGGGAGAGGTTACACTCTCCCCTCTCTTAATTTAGGGGAACTACCATGACACTACCAGACGAAAGATACCGCGCACTAAAGCAGGGTAAGAAATTACTTGAGGAATTATGCGATCCTGGCAAGACGCCTAGGGTGCCGAGCATCGTCCGTGATCGTGCGCGTGGTGCATTGCGACATTATCCAAATGATTATGAACTTGATCGTATCGCGGACAGTTGTCCTGATATGCTTGACAAAATAGCATTTAATGATAGAATCGCTAAAAGAAATATACTAAAATAAGGAGTTTAATAATGCCAGCAAAAAGCGTAAGCAAACTTAGTGATAAACTGGTTAAAGTAAGTGAATCATTTACAGTTAATATGTATGACAACGGTTACATGATTGAAGCAAGCGGTCGTAATAAAAAGACTGATTACGTCACTGCAAAGATTATGTGTAACACGATTGATGAGGTACTCGCTCTTGTAAAGGAAGCATCCGAGATGGAGCGGGACGTGTAACATGGCTAAACCATTCGATGTATCAAAATTTAGAAAAGACATTACAAAAAGTATTGAAGGTCTCAGTATTGGTTTCAATGATCCTACTGATTGGATCAGTACCGGTAACCACGCTCTCAATTATCTTATTAGCGGAGACTTTAACAAAGGAGTCCCGCTAGGTAAGGTAACTGTATTTGCAGGTGAATCAGGTTCAGGCAAGAGTTATATCTGTAGTGGTAACCTAGTCCGTCACGCACAACAGCAAGGCATTTTCGTTGTATTGGTTGATACAGAAAACGCACTTGATGAAGATTGGCTACAGGCATTAGACGTAGATACTAGTGAAGAAAAGTTGCTTAAGTTGAACATGGCAATGATTGATGACGTTGCTAAGACTATCAGTGAGTTTATGAAAAACTATAAACTTTTACCAGCGGAAGATAAGCCCAAGGTATTGTTTATCATTGATAGTCTTGGTATGTTGTTGACCCCAACTGATGTCAATCAGTTTGAAGCAGGCGATATG